CCCTTTAAGCGCAGAAGCAGAGGCGTTACTCAACCTGCGCGGTGAGTTAAATACATTTCTCAATCAAGGCACTGTGCTCAGTGCAACGCCCTATCAGTTCCAAGTCGGGGAGAGGTTAGAGTCCGGCTGTTACCTAAGCCCAGCCAACGCCACCAAAACACTCGCTGCTAAACTGCGTGACCTTTCGGATACCCATAGGCCAAAAGGTCAGTTGTATGCTGTGGCAATCATGGTCAGCACACAAAGCCTTGGCGAGTTTGTCAGTACCTTGTCGGTAGTCACTCGCGCATTTCCGCTGCCAGAGTGGTGCCAGTGTTACCGCCAAGCCGAAGCCATGAGCAAGCAAGAGGCTGAAAAGCTGCACCAGCCTGCGGGTATAATTCAGCCACGCTTTAAACCTTATGCGCATTTAAATGCTAACCCGTTAAATGACTACTTCGCCGCGCAAGGGGCGCAAATCGCCACGCTTGAATCACTGGCCAGTGATGCAAGTCATGTGATCGGCAAGTTGTCAGCGTTGGCACAAAAGCGCGCTAATCAGTTGAGTGAAATCACCGCAACCATCAACGCGCTTAAATCACTGAGCGGCAGCGTGTACAGCATAAAACTCAGCGGAACGCCGGAGAGCATCGCCACCCAATTGGAACAAGCCGCCGCGCCAAGCACCTGCCCGCACACCATCGCCAGTGTGTTAATCAGCAGCCAACCGCAGCCATTTTTTGAGGAGTTATTATGTTCGCACTAGATGGACAGACGTTTAACATCAAAAACCTATTGGTGAACTTCGCGCGAGAGTTCAAAGATCAGGACATGAGCGGCATGGCATCGTTAACCGCGACATCCGAGCAAGGCGACAAAGCCGCAGAGCTCGAAATCTCCGGTCTCATCGCATTTAAAGACCTTGCTCAATTGGCACTATTGGAAAGCATGAGCAGCGCTAAAGATGAAAGCGGTGATCGCAAGGTTTATCGCGTTGCTAACGATGTGGCCAACGCCTTAAAAATTAAAAATGCCAAATTCACAGGCCACTTTTCCGCCGTACAGCAAGAAAACAAAATGGCGTGGCAGGTGTCATTTAAGCTGAAAGAGCACAACAGCGTAGCCGAGCAGAAAGAGCAACGCGGGCGAGCCAAGAACAAGCCGCAGCAAAGAGAAAACACGGCACTACAACAAGCACTGCAGCAAAATGCGGAGGCGACCAAGTGAAACTGACCAAGCGTCTTTTCATCAGCAACGAAGAATATGAGCTGGCGGATAACAAAGTCAGCTTAAAACTATCGCTGGGCGGCAAAGCCATTTTCATTGTGACGACGACAACACCGCCGGAACGGTTCGCTTTAGTGCGCTTTGATATTGGCTATGAACAGCAAACCGCCCCATTTTTTGAGGGATTCATTGATAAAGTCGAGCCAGCCAGTAATGGAGCCTTTCGGCTTATCGTGAAAGAGCTATCGGGGATACTTTCCAACCCATTGCCGATCAGTATCGAGCACCCAACAATGGCGGATATTTTCGCCATCATCACCAAAAAAACAGGGCTGGAATTTCGCTTGCCGGAGGCGGATTACACCAAGAAGGTGATCCCAAACTTTGTTAATCATGGGGATGGTTATCAGTGCTTGGATAAAATCGGCAAAGCCTTTCAAGTGCCTGATTTCGTCTGGTACCAAGATACCGACCAAGTGATTTACTTTGGCGCTTACGAGCACAGTCATTTTTACAACAAGCCGATGAGCATTCCGCACGAGTTCACCTCAAAGCAAAGCAGTAACAGCGTAACGTTCGCCCCATTCCCAATGCTCAGACCGGGGCGAGTGGCCTTTGATAAACGCATTACTAAACTTGAGCTGTTCGGCGATGAAATGACAGCATTCTGGACGGATGACGCGAAGCCAGCCAAGAAACGTGAACTGGATGACATGCTGCCCGAAGTCGCCGCAGGTTATCACTTGCCCATTTTCGGCAGAGTAGAGGCAGTGCGCGATAGTGCGACCGCAGGCCAAGTCGCTGACCCATTCCGCCCACGCTTCGCCATTGATGTGCAGGTACTCAATGAAGACATGCAGCCAGATGAAAACATCCCTGTTTACCGGTCGATACCACTGCCGGTTCACATGAGCGGCCATGAATCGGGATTGATGGCTTATCCGCTCGAAGGCACGATAGTAGAAATCGCTTTCGCCTACGGTCGCAGTGATCTGCCGCTTATCCGTGGCATTTATGGCCGAGATTATGCGCTACCCACCATCGCGCCCGGTGAGCAACTGCAGCAGCAACGAGAAGAAGTAAGCCGACGCATTGATGCCGCTGGTAACATTACAGACCAAACCGATCAGACTTTTACCAGCAAAGCATTCAAGCAAGCCGAGCACGCACACCAATACACAGGTGAGTTTGGGCAACACCAGTTACTGATCGATGAACATAGCTTAGAGAACATCATAGGCAAAAAGCTCATCGAGGCGTTAGGCGCAATCGAAATGCTGGCAGGTGACAACATAGAACTGGGCAGTTTAGGCAATATGCACGTAGCCACAGCCGGAGAACTGATTGAAGTGATCGGTAAAGTGCGCCGCAGTATCGCCGCTGAACATCAGTGGTTGCAATCACCCAAAACATGGCTTGGTTCGAAGCAGGAAAACGTACTAATTCTGCTGTCAGAACTGATGCAAGTGGTAAAGGAATTAGCCGACACACTCGCAACCCATACCCACGGCGGCGTGATGGCGGGACCTGCAGCCACCGCAGCACCAAACCAAGCGAGTGACATAAGCGATCACGGCTCAGACAGTGCTCAGCTCAAAGCAAGGCTAGACCCGATAACAAAGCAGTAGCCAACCAAACGTACCACAACGCAGCCTAACCGCTGCGTTTCTTTTTGCATGCAACGCATCACTTAACAGCACAACACCCCACCCAAGCCACACCCAAGCGCATACAGCCACGTAATCGACCCTTTGACCCACGGAATCCGCGCTCCTCTACACCCGCCCGCGCGGTTTTTGGATCACTTTTTTTGAAATTTTGGTTTAGCGAAAAACGCCACACACCATCGAAATGGCAATAAACCGCAAAACCTTATGCAGCAAGGGGGCTGGACGATACCGCAAGCCGTCGAAAGTGCCTTAAAACCACCTTTTTAAAATTTCGAAAATTGAAATTTTTTTCAGTTAATTGCAAAAATGACGATCAGAAATGATCATGTGATTTTTATTAAGTGATTGAAACATATGAAGCTTTGACGGATTCCGTCACGGTTTTAATGATCAGTCGCCAGCAAATGACGATCAGTTGATAGGCTAGCAAAGCCAAGCACAGCAAGGGATAGAGAGGATTTGACAGCAAAAACAGTTTTTCAATTTTTTACATGGGTTGAATAGGGTAGTGATAAAGAAAAAAGTGGTTACGAAGAGGTGAAGAAAAGCGGGATTTTTTCAGATAGGTATGGAGTTTTCTCTGTCATGAAGTGGCGGCAAAAATGGCGGCGTTGGTCGGTTTTGGTCGGTATTTATAGGTGTAAAACCTCAATTTTAGCTGCTTATTTAAACAATGGTTTGTTGTTATTTATATGATTTTAAATGATTTTTATAGTTTTGTTCTATGTTCTACGGCATGTCATCGAAGAGCGCGATGGACAAGCATTCTGGCGGTGTAGCAGGTTACCGTGC